AAGGGTGGTGACAAGTCAACCGATGAACGCCTGTACGAGAACTGGAACATGAAACAGTCCGAGGTTATTGCGGCATCCAAGGCAGCATATAACTGGGCGTTGGATAATGGTATTGCCAAGGAACAGGCTCGCGCAGTTCTACCCGAAGGAAACACTAAATCCACACTCTATATGGCAGGTTCTCTTCGCTCGTGGATTCACTACTGCGAGTTGCGTATGGGTAACGGTACTCAGAAGGAACATATGGTTGTTGCAGAGAAGTGTTGGGAGATCCTCCGTGGTCACTTCCCCAACGTAATTCAGGCATGTGAAGAAGATGGCTGAGATTGTAATTCGTAACAAGGATCTGTTGAAGACCCTTGATGATACTCTGGATATGTTTCTCGAACACAAGGAATTGTGTTACGAACTGGCATCAAACCTTCAGGTAGATGTGCCGGTTGAGGAGTGGGAGAAGTATTGTCAACCTGAGTATCTTTACGAACTACTTGAGAACGATCTGGAACACATAGGATTTCCTGAGAAGGCCTATGGGTTTCAGGTTGCTCCTGGCGCAGAGGTGCGCCCAGATGTATTTGAACCCTTGAAGCAGTGGACTAAACACGAACTCCCCATGTTGTTCGGTGCGAGGTCTAACTCGTTGACATCATTCTACCCACCCAATGGGTTTGTGGGTTGGCACACCAACTGGAACGCTCACGGGTATCAGATCATCATCACTTGGAGTGAGTCTGGAGACGGATACTTCTCTTACTATGACATGGTGAATGATGAGATCATCACTGAACCAGATGTGAGGGGATGGCAGGCGAGGTGGTATAGGTTTGGTCGCAAGGACGAACCCGATCATCACTTCTGGCACACCGCGTGGACTAACTGCCCACGATTCACTCTGGCATTCAAGTTTCCCTACGGACACATCGGAGGCGGTATATTCGTAGAGGAAGAACAGGCATTTGATGCGATACACGATTTCGTTGATTCGTTAGAAAGTACTTGACAAACCCCCACCCCTTTGATATAATACGTGAAATTCATTTGGAGAAGCCCTATGGCAGACATTAAGTATAAATACAATGAAGATCAGTCACTTGGCGAGTTGGCACAGTACATCGACTCTACCTATGGCGAACATTATTCTAAGAACAAGTTCCAAGCAACCGAGTTCATCATTGACGGTGGCCACGGTGATGGTTTCTGTATCGGAAACATCATGAAGTACGCTCAACGGTATGGTAACAAGAACGGTTACAACCGTGCTGATCTGATGAAGGTATTACACTATGCCATCATCCAGTTGCATGTACACGATACCTACGGACGAAACTAATGGAGTTTATTGTAGGTGCTGCTGCCGGAATCCTCTTAATGGTGTCGTGTTTATTCATATATGTTTCTGAACACATGCGGCAAGAACGCAAGGCGGGTAAACAAATCCCACTGCCGTGGGAGAAACCAGACCGTAAGCCATTTGATAAGTCTGACATCAAATACCGTGATGGCGATAATACCTAAAAAAAGTGTTGACAAACCTTGTTCTCTTCGGTATAATACTTGTATTGAAACTGAGAAAGGAGTTCTTATGAGACCAGCGACTTGGGAAGAGGTGAATGGAACAGCTTACAGAGGTTCTATTTTCACCACCTACGATAAGATCGTTTCTATATTGGGTGAACCCCACTATACTGATCCTGATCCATATGCTAAGTGGAACTGTGAGTGGGCAGTGATGACTGATGAGGGTGTTGCTTTTACACTCTATAACTGGAAAGATGGTCACACTCCTACGGAGGAGTACGGTTGGCATGTTGGTGGTAAAGACATGAACTCTTTATGGGCTGCAATGGACATAATTGGTGACGCACTTGATAGTGGCTCTATCAAGAAAGAGATCGATGTTCCGATGGAAAAATATGAAGGTATGAAGGAGGTTCGTTATGAGTAAGTTTGGACAGGTAGTGTTCGAGTGTCAGGAAGTGGCAGAAGCTAATTTTAATCAACCACGCGAAACCGTGATTGAGGTGGCAGAGAAGGTCTTCAAGGGTGACTCCTACAAGGTCTCTCTGACGGTTCAGGAGTGGCAAAAGATTCGCGAAGATATGTGGCAGGTGTTCTAATGAAGAAACAAAAAGTCAAACCTCGTTTCGCAAAGGAACTGTTTGACAACGATAGTCCCTATGGACATAAGGTTCAGCGGGATCGCACCAAATACAAGCGCAAGGACAAGTATCCCAGAGATAGTTGGGATACTACGCAGTAAAGAAGTTCCTTATGATAATCCCCGCAATGTCATGTCTGTGAAAACTGGCATTGTGGGCGTTATCATGATGTTGTTTGTGAAACCCCTCTCCGAAGGTTATCATCCCTAACCACCAATCACTGTGTGGTTCTCCTCCCCTATGTGAGTAACTAAACACAAGTGATCCTACCAACTTTGCCAGACCCGCTGGTGCGAGCCACGCATAGACAAGTGCGAATGGATCAATAAGAGATAAGAAACATCCCCAGACGAACAGACATTGCCAATAGTACTTGACTTGTGCTCTGTACCTATCTACCTTCAGCAAGTCTCGAACATACTTGAAGTTGATTGTCGTGAACACTTGCAAGAAGTACGAGTAAAAATACCCCTTGTGAGTGGGAGAGTGTGGGTCTTTGTCGGTGTCTGTGAACAGGTGATGTTCTCTGTGGTTTGCTACCCAGACAATCGCAGACCCCACCATCATAATGTGTGCAAAGAATAACATCACATATTCAAACCACAGAGGCGACTCAAAGGCCTTGTGAGATAGGTATCGGTGGTATCCCATGGTGACACCAAAGGTCATGATACCGAAATACATGACTCCGAAAATTGCCCACTGTACCGGAGTGGCGTACATTACCATGGGTATCAGACTAAAGATTGCGGCAATCTGACCGATTAATAATTGTATGGGTAGACTCATTGATCTTTCCTATGGTTTCTGAATCGCCTGACCTTTCCATCGTAGAATAACATCTTGTACCATGGAGTGTTTCGTTTCATCTTAGGCAGCGTGTATTCCCATTTGCTTCCTTCCGGTGAAACCCAGACAACGTGATACCCTATCCATCGCTTGGATGCATACCATTCTGGTTTACCTCCGTGTTTGATCAACTGTTCCAATGTCCAGAAGTAACAGTTGTTTTTACTGCTGAACAGTCGGACAGGCCATGACCAAAAGAAGACTACAAATAGAAATAGCGTAAACAGTTTCCTCATGCAGATATTTATACTTATAAATACGAGCATGGAACAAGCATTCACCCTAATAGAAGAATTAGGGTTTCCTATTGCATCCGCTTTGATTGGTGGATTCTTTATGTTTCTGACACTCAAGTACATTATGGACGGCGTGATTGGTCAGGTGAACTCAATCAAAGGGATTGTGGGGAGCCTAGACAATCGCGTCAAGACTATGAATCATGATATGGTTCGTATGGATACGACTCTGTGTGTTGTTCTGGGAATAAGACCAGACCTCAATCGCATCAGTCGCGCTGACGGTAAAGAAGATGCAAGGCGTGATTGATGGATCTTGTAGCCACAATCAAAGACTTTGGTTTTCCAGTGGTTGCCGCCGTGGGCATGTTGTACATGATCTACTTCGTGTGGAAGACTATCACCACAGAAGTGGAGAAGACTCTGGGGGAAACCTCCGCGACATTGATAGGTCTGATTGATCGTATCCGAATGTTAGATAATGATATCATTCGATTGCAACAGAAACTAGATACTGCGATTGAGATGAAGAGGGTGAACGAGGAAGAAAATAATGAATAATGTCTTGCGTACCTTTTATTTCAGAGCATTTGCGGCCGGCGTTGGAGTCGTATTGTTGTCGTTCTGTACTGAGTCGGTTGCTGCGCCTATCGAACATCAATTCAAATCCCCTTCATTCAGTGGGATCAATCAGTCGAGTCACTATCTGACCATTGAGAATCAAGAGACTTCTCGTAAGGAAGCCATTGAACAGGAACTTGAGGATCTTCAGGACGAGATCGAAAGAGACGCAGAGAATACGACTCTTGCGAAGTTTATACGTAACGTAGAAAGTAGGATTTACTCTACACTGTCGAGACAGATTGTAGATAGCATGTTCGGTGAGAACCCCAGTGATACTGGATCGTTCAACATCGAAGGAACAGGAATAACATACGTCAAAAATGGCGATAGTGTGGAGTTAACGATAACGGATGAAGACGGTAGTACGACTGTCATTACTATCCCTATTGGTGATTTTGGGATCTAGTTGTGCTAGCATGAACTCTCAATTGGTTTTACCAAAACCAGAAGAGCCTAAAGTACAACTGACATTGCTTCAGAAAGAACTGAAGGATGTCTCAGCACCCACAAGGAAACCAACGGTAGCCGTTTATCAGTTTACCGATCAGACGGGACAGAAGAGACAGAACAGTAGTGGAGGGACTTCGTTTAGTTCCGCAGTGACCCAAGCGCCATCAGTGTATCTGATCAGGGCACTGAAGCGTGCGGCTAACGGAGAGTTTTTCCGTGTCGTGGATCGTCAAGTTCTTGATCATGTGACCAGAGAACGACAACTGATTAGGCAGACTCGACAGTCGTATGAAGGAGAAGGATCGAAAAAATTACCAGCATTGACGTTTGCTGGTATGATTATTGCAGGTGGTATCGTAGGTTTCGACACCTCTGTAGAGACGGGTGGGGCTGGTGCCAGATATCTTGGTATCGGATCTTCTCGTGAATATAGTGTTGACACAGTGACGATTAATATCAGACTTGTGTCGGTTGCAACTGGTGAGGTTCTGCTTGATGTAATAACAAGCAAGACCATACTATCTACCGCTTATGGTGGGGATGTATTTAGATTTATAGAACAGGGTACTGAACTGGTAGAAGTAGAGTCAGGAGTAACCAAAAACGAAAGCGTCTCTATCGCGACTCAACGTGCAATAGAGGCTGGTGTCTTAGAACTGATATTGCAAGGAAGCGATAAGAAGTACTGGACTTTAATGGAGAAAACCAATGAGCGTTAGGCATACTAAGTTTGCCGTGATGTTCGTAATCAGCTTTGCGGCCGCAACACTTGCCGCAGACAATGAGATATACATTGATCAGATAGGAGATGGGTCATCCATCGATATCGTACAGGACGGTTCGGGTAATGTCATAGGTGGGTCTACTACAGACACCACCAAGATGGTTCTGAACGGCGCGAATATGAACTTCAGCGTCAATCAAACCGGAAGCGGCAATACCTTGATTGGTTCGGTCTTCGGTACATCGACAATTGATATTGATGTGGCGGGATCGACAAACGACATTCTGTTCGATGTTGATAA